TTTCATGCTAAGTACACAGAGAGATATAAGAACGCACACCATGGTATGTTACACATACAAGATGTGCCTAACTTTACTTACATACTGATACATACTGGCAACACCGATGAGCATACCAGTGGTTGTCTCATAGTAGGAGAAAGTCAACAAGATTTAGATATATCTTCTGACGGATTCATCGGCTCAAGTGCTGTGGCGTACAAGAAGATGTATTCAAAAGTATCAAGTGAATTACTTCAAGGTAAAGAAGTTACTATAGAATACACAACTATAAACAATTTACTTAACACGGAAAATAAAAACGGTAATGTCTACGATAAGTTGCAAGAAATTAATGGGAATGTTATTAAAACTAATGCTATGCTTAGAGGTAGATTAATAAATTAAGGAGATATATATGAATGAAGAACTTAAAGATATGCTTGAAAGAACTATATGGACTTTCGTTGAAGCATTTCTTGGGGCTTTAGTAGTCGCACCTTTGATATCTGTTGATGCAAATACTTTAGAGTTAGCTGCATTAGCTGGTGGTGGTGCTGCACTTGCAGTTGTCAAGACATACGCTAAAAAACAAATTAGCAAATAATTTAAATAGCATAGCCGAGGATGTTATCCTTTCTGCCTCGGCTCGTGCTTACTATAAATTAGAAGGGTACTTCTCCAGGTTTAATATCATCCAAAGATTTTGCACTAGGTAATACAACACCATTGATTGCTGAAGCATAATCATTCCATGCATCAGGTGTAACTTTGTTATCAACCCACCATGATTTAGAAAATACTTTTCCATCCACAGTGTCACCAGTCGTGCATTTACTAGCCATGATGCATCTAAAGTCAGGAGACCTTTCTGATTTCTTTTCACTTGCTGGTATGTATTGAACACCACCACCACATGTACACCATAGCCCTACGTTATCTATAGCAACAGTACCATTAGAATGTTCCGTTGTCTTTATAGAAAACCCTGCATCTGTTAATACTTTAATTGGACCACCAGCTTTATCTTTCACAGGTGCTTGCTTCTTGACCTGTGGTGTAGGTTTACTTTCTTTGACTGGGGTTTGTGCCTGCGTTACCTTAGACATTTCTTGTCTTGATGGTCTAGCTTTATCACTACCTTGGTACTTCCAGTTAGCTAAAGCTCTACCTAAACTCGAAGTTTCGGCATTTTCCATCCAAGCATCTGCATTAGCAAATCCACCTTGTCCTTTAGTTTCTTGTGCTATACCAGTGCTTACTGGTCTTGCATCCTCCATGTCTTTAAATATTTCAGACCTTATTGTTACGCATGTTCCATCCTCTGTAATATGTATAACTTGTGTGTCTAATCTACCATTTGGAAAATCTTTCCAAAACTTTTTTAGTCTATCCTCTACTGTTTCGTAACTGTTTAAATCAAAGCCCATAAGCTCCTCCTTCTTAATTGTTATTTTATATTAGTTGTCTCTACGTTTAAAGTAAATTGTTTCACATTATACCTACGGCACATGGGGTTAGTGCAAAGCAAAAACCCCATCTGACAGTATAAAGGATTACCACAACTTACACATATGTGCGACATACTACTCCTCTAGGTTTATTAAATACTCAGCAGTCACACCTTTGTCAGGCTTAACAAACAAACAATGCTGTGATGGTCTACCCATACTGGCTAATTGTTCTAATGCATATCCATTGTGTGATTCTGTACTACCATTAATCCATACACGTATATCGTTAATATACAAATTAGTAGGTGTATGATAGTGACCACAGACTGCGTGAGTGAAATCTTCCATTAATCCGTTAGAAGCTAGAGCTTTCCATCCTAGAATTTTTTTGTTATATCCATAGAATGGTAGTCCCATACTACCTCTAATGTTATCTCCATGAAAGCAAAGGAACTTAGCTTTACTACCGAGGTCAGCAACCAAGTACCAGTTATTGTCTGGCACTATAAAGTTAATACGTTTCTCATTAGTAAACATAGTTTCCAATATCTTCCCTAACATTCTATCAGCATTACTCTCAGGATTGTAGTCTTTTCTTGCCCTACCTCCTAGAGAGCCATGGTTACCTATAACCCAGTAAACATCTACCTCTTCAAACTCAGCTAATAGTTTACTAAAGAAACCATATAGTATTCTAGGACCATCAACAGTGACCTGTCTATACAGCGAACTATCAATAAGATGTGCTTGTCCAGGGAATATAAGTTCTCCCTCTACAATATCACCAAGTGCTAACACTGCACACTTTCTTACCTTATGGTTTGCACCCTGAATGCGTGCAATTTTAATTATCTTATCAGCATAACGTAGTACTCTTTCCTCTGCTATCTCAGTACTATAGGTAGGAGTTGTCTTAGCTAATTGAATGTCACTTAATAAAGGAACACAAATCTCTTCATCTTTGTATTTCTTTTTACTTTTAGGTGGAGCTTTTAAAGTAGGCAAATCAAGTGTTGATATACCATCTTTAGCTGCACTATATACTGCTTCAATCAGGTCAGCTTTCTTATCCTTAGCTCTTTCTAATTGTTTAAGTAATCTAACATTAGTATCCTTTAGCTCTTTGATAGTGTTGCTTTCTGCTTCAGCTAATAGTTTTGCTAACTCTTTATTCATTCTCGTCCAACTTATACATCCATGCACTTACTCGTGAACGGCTAACTTTAACACCTAACTCTTCATTAAGTATTCTTGTTACGCTTGATGCGTTGGGTTTCTTTCCTTCTTTTATCATCTGCTCTATACCATCAATGAAGGGTTTAGCTTCTTTAGATATATTCTCATACCAAGGAGTTACTCCTCCTTGTTTTCCCTGTAGTGCTTTTGTAAGCAAGTTTTCTATGTTACTCATACAAACAGTATATCATATGGTTATGCGTATGCATATGCATATGGAAAAAAAATAAAAAAAACTTATGCATATGCATATAATATATAAAAAAAGAGAGGCGTGGAAGGACACCTCTCTCTTTCTAGTCGGCAACAGTTAGCTTCTAGCTAATTGTTTTGCTAATCCTTTAACAAGTTCTTTAGCCTTGATAGGGATTATATTGTTCTTTATCATGTACTGTGCTATCTCATGTCGTAGTTCTAATGGTAAGTTAGCAGGACTACCATCACTTCCTACACCTACAACTTGTTGGTCACTAATCCAGATACGTGGTTCAGGTTGTTCAGCTAGCCATTTAAGTGCACCTAAATCAACTGAGTTGTACCCATGTTCATAGAGATTGTCAATAGCTTTAGTATTTAACTTGCCGTCTTTAGCAATTACTTCTATCATGCCATCACAGTCATCTATCTTATAACCATAACCTGTGTAACCTGCTATGTTAGCAGCAGGAAGTAAGTCAATTACTTCTCTTACATCTTGTTCATTCCAACCCATAGAGCCACTAAAGTCAATCATTAAGCTACCACCTAGGGTAGTAGACTTAACATTGAATACTTTTCTATCAGTAGTTAAGCGATACATTTTCTTAGGCACTACACCTGTATCACTACTACGCCTAGTAATTTCTCTAATTGCTTTTTGTATCCTATGATTAGGAACAAATCGTTTTACATCAGCTACACCATGAACACCACCTTCGTTCATAGCGTAATCAATAAGGTTTCTGTCATGGTAATGTTGTGCTGACTCTTTAATATTATCAGCTAACTCTTTGCCAATATTATCAGGCAATGTTAGTACAGTATCATTAATATCAGTCAAGCTTTGTTTCATAAGTAATTCTAAATACTCATCACTTGCTAGCTGAATAGAATTTTCTGTATCTAATCTACCATCTTTATCAGCAAATCCATACCTAGCCATTTGTTTCCTATCCCAATATTCTAAGTCGTTAAGAGTTAACATTCTCACTACCTTATTAATTCTCCTACGTATTTGTGTTTTGTTAAGAGGTCTTCCTTTGTACCTCTTTAACTCCTCATTCCACCTGTAATCTCCTGTGAGTTGTAGGCTTCTTACGTATGACTTAGCATTAGCACATATACCAAATAGTTGACTAACAGTATCTGTTAACTGCTTGGCATCTCTAAGTAAATACTCTTCAGGTATATTAGAGTTAGGTGGATAGTGCAATCGTAATGCACTAACACAATAACTAGCTAATTCCTGTCTCTTAACGTGCATATAGAAAGGTGCATGAGGAACAAGAAAACTCATTACCTCTTTTAGACTTGCACCTTCTAGTAACATATCAACAGCAGTAGTACTCATCTTATCGTTATGAGTTACTGAACAGTAAGGTAACGCAACACTACAATAGTCAAGGAATTTAAGCTCGTTATCAGTAAGGTTGTCTTCCTCTTCTTGTCTTAGCTTTAGTATTTCCTCTAACTTGTGATAGTTTCCACTATAACCTAGACCACTAGCCATGGCATTTAGTATTCTACTCTGGTCGCTTACCACATATCTATGAGCTACCATGTACTGTGCCGTATGCAAAGCAACTTTGTCATTGCTACGGAACTTCATGTTAGCAAACAGATTATATTTCTTCATTGCAGTAGCGATTGATACAGTAGCACTCTCCTTCTTGTTAAGATAAGGGTAACTAGCTATTACTAAATCACTCTTGTTAGGAGTAGGAGTTAAGTCATGCTTTCTTACTACCTTATGTTTCCTAACTCTGTCACCTATAAGGGACATGTTAGTAAGAGTAGTAGGTAAGTTTAATTTACTTAACTCATTACCAAACAGCTTACTCATTGTCATGGTCTTGTAAGGCTAATGCTTCTAGTATCATTGAACTTTCGTTAGGAAACACAGCACGAACACTGTCCTCTTTAGATAAGCCACTATTCATAAGGTTAGCAAACGCTGACCATCTACGAATAGAGAACGCATCATGTTCAAAGTCGTTGTACACAGCACGTATATTCTTAGGCAGTACATTAAGTGCATCAGGGTGGACTGTATCAACCTTCATTGTTACAGGGAACCTGTCACGTAAGGCATCACCTAGGTCAGTAGGTACACCATTCATGGTGGCTATTGCTTGAAAGCCATCAGCTGGTCTAACTGTTTCCTTATCCTTGTTAGGAAGTGTGAACTTCGCAAACTGTGGGTCATCTAGTAAGGCATGTAAGAAAGTCATTACGTCAGCACCTGCATGGTCTATCTCGTTAATAACTAATCTTGCACCTTCACGCCAAGCTCTAATACCTAAGCCATCAATCCACTCAAAACTACCAGTATCTGTAGGAACATAGTGTCCCATCAATTCTGCTGCCGTACTATCGTGAGTCAATGTAGTAGTGTATACTTGTTGTTCTTTCTTAACACTAAGATTACTTGCTTGATATGACTTACCTGTACCAGGTATACCAAAGAGCAATAGTCTTGGTGTATGTGGTATGACCTTTTCTAGTAAAGACCATACTGTATTCTCTTGTGTCATTCTTCCTCGCTTTCTTTAGACAACAATTCCTCCACTTCCTTAATGAAGTTCTCTGTCATCTCTTCCTGTTTTATATTCTCCCATACTGACATGACATCATCAGTAATATTTTGTACCTCAGGTACATCAGGCAGTAACTCGTAAGCTTCTGCTGGTATGTCTACGATAACAGTTGCACTCTCGTTAACTGTATCATCATCTCCTATGAGTACACATTCCCACACAGTTCTGTAGTGCATAGGTGCAACTACTCCTTCTATATGGTAATGAGGCATAGCCATCTTTAGAAAGATTGGGAACCTTCCGTCAATAGCTTTCATCTCATCTGTGCCTTTAGTATTAAATAGCCACTCCATGAGTGACCTGTTGTAACCATTAGAAATCGCTAATGAATTAAGATAATTCAATATTGTTTTCGTAATAGCTACGTAGCTTTTAAGTGCTTCCACTATTCCTCCTCGTTTTTCTTGTTGTCTTTCTTGTTAGGCATAACTTCTTTTAAGAAGTTTTGTATATCCTCATCTGTAAGAGACATGTCCATATTACTTGGGTGTCTCATATCAGTAGGGTCTGCATCTTTGTAGCCTTCTATGATAGAGGCTATAGATTGTGGATAACCAAGGGCTATCATCTGTGGTTCCTCATGTTCTACAACTTGTTTGTACATCATAGAAAAGGTTTTACCATCACTCATCATCATGCTCATTACAACCTGCATAATAAACAAACACACTTCGTACGTGTTTCCACTATCAATACCTTCGTCCTCCATAAGATGACTGACATGTTCTAGTATTTGATTATCAGCTGGGGTACGTTTATCACGTACATCCTTGATAACCTGAGACATGAAAGCAGTAACACCAAAGGCAAAGTCTTTCATACGTCTCTGCCATATGTAATCCTCTATGAATTTCATGGCACCGATAGTATCTTGTGCTCCTACATGAAAACGTCTGTTGTCTTTATTACCTACAGCGTTACCATTCTCATCTTTGTCAGGGTCATAGAATATACCTACACCGAATAGGTCTAACTCTGTCATAGCTAGTCCATTAGATATACTTTCTAGTCCCCACTCCTCTGCCTTCTTCATCTTTGCGTCCATCATACGAGCAAATTGTTCGTAATCATCTGCGTTGTCTTTCATAAAATCGCCAAAGTCTGCCATTACTTACTATCCTCCTGTTCTTTATTAAGGGTCATTCCTTTTGAACAACCACAGCTACAATACTCATACGTGTCGTATTCAGTCTTGTAGTTTTGTTCTACGTTAGTCATGCACTCCTGACACATGGCTCTGCTACCACACCATATTGCTATAGGTAGTAGAGTATCAAGTGAGTTGTTACACATATCACATATCCAAAGGTCATCAGGTACTGTTGTACTATTGTCAATCACTACCCAACCATTAGCTTCACTCTCCTCTATCCAAGAAGGGTCGTTCTGTATCTTTAGGATTTGTCTGTGCTTTATTGCATCGCCTACCCATGTCCAATGATTAGGCTCTACGTACTCTTCTTCTTTAATAGCTTCCACTATTCCTCCTTCTCAATGAATGGTGATACAGCATAGATACTAGGTCTATGAGCAGTAAGTTTGTATTCATCTTTGCCGTCTACTAGGCATACAATCTTATCAACCTCTGCTACTGCTTCATCTACTGATACGTCACTATCAAATAAGAAATCAACAGTCAGTATGTTCTCATCTCTCTTCATGTTCTCATCTACATACACGTAGATGTCATCTTTACTAGACACTATCTAACCTCCTTTTACTATTTTGTTTCTTGATAGTCTGATAACCACAAGTAAAGCACTGCACTATCACATGCACACTGCTCTTAACGTTGCTATGTATTGCTAACTCTATGTAGTTATCTTGTCTACAATTATCGCACTCCATATTATTCCTTCCATAAATAGGTAAACCCTAGCCTTCGGTCATTACAAACAGGGACGTCATAATTCCTACAGACTAGGGCTTCACCATACGTACAAGTATCGTATTGTTTGATACTTACTATCTCCCCAGATAGCTCGTAGTACACAGACTATGAACCATGTACTACAAGCTACCTACTTACTAGTGCTAACTCTCCCCATTGGGTATCAAATATATTTCAATATTTAGTCGTTTTGCACTTATAGATAGCTCGTAGTACACAGACTATGAACCATGTACTACAAGCTACCCCCTACCTGCAACGAAAGGGTAACGAACAGGTAGGGATAAGTTGTTGGTAGCTAATTAATATTTACAGTCATAACATACTGCAATTCTTTTCTTGTGTTTTCTTTTCTTAACAGTAACGAGCATAGTATATAGCTTGTCTTGTAAGCCTATACTCATACCACAAAAACCACAGGTATCATAAGTGATTTCTCTCTTAGGTATAGATATAGTAGCGTTCTCCTCCATATCCTCCTGCCGTTGCATGCTCTCATTAGCACGAATTTCTGCTAATAATACCAGACCTTCTTTGATACCTGTAGTATCTTTGACTGGTATGGTAGGGTTTTCTAACTCCCTACAATCCCTGCATATATAGCCACGAACTAAGTTCTTGCTACAGTACTTGCATACTGAAGTCGTAGGCATAGCATTAGGTACAGGGTATTTATATTCTTTGATACCATTAAGGTCAGGTATCTCTGTATGTATTACAGCTTTCTCTACTGCATCATAAGTTCTCTTGAACTTAGGTACAGAAGGTTTTTTATTATGTTTCATTACGCACCTTTCATATTCTATATAGTCGTGTCAAAACAAAATCTTGAATTGACTTGAACAAAATCTAACATTTTGCCCTAGGCGACATAGGGTCTTATAGACCAGGAGAATTTGACAACCCCTATGCATTGACTCCCTTGACCTGCGTATGATATATATTTAAATATATATCTGGAAAAAAAAATAATATTTATTTTACTACGTGCACGTAGATTGTAATATTACTACCACTATATGTAGTAGTAGTATAGAGAGAGAGAGATAGTATAGAGTAGATTAATGTATGTATAAATGCATATGTATATGCATATTAATAATTATATATGATGATGATGTGTTGATATAGGAACTGATTATGGTGTGTAAGACTACACGACTTGAATACTAAGATAAAAAAAAAGTTAAACTCCCCTAATGAAAGGGGAGAATAACTAGGGCAATTATGACATGTAGTCCTGTGGTTTACCTTTGAAACTAGCATTCATATAAGCTTTAGCCTCCTGTAGAGTAGGCACTTCTTTAGGGAAACGTTCTGCTATCGCATTAGTTCCTATTTCCTTCATAAAAGTTTCGCTCATAGCTCCACTTTTAGTAGGCTTGAACGCCTTACGACTTAGAATTTTGGGATACTGTTTACACAATTCCTGAAGCTGAACGACTGCTTCATATTGTTTTAATATCCCTAAATTCTTAAATTCTCCATTAGATTTGACACTAGCTATCATGTACCTAGTTTTACCTAATCCTTCTGGGGAGAATTTGAACGAAGGAGTACCACGTAATTTGACTAATACCATATTATTGGGTAGCCATTTCTTAGATGATTTATATATGTTTTGAATGATATCCTCATCTTTAAGATACCATAACTGTTTTAGTGCTTGTACCAATTTACACCTACTTTCTATTATTATTTATATAACTATTTATTATATATAGTACTCTTACGCAATTAACATGTTAAGTCAAGTCAAACCGCCTATTAGTAATACTTATTGAGTGTGTGTGAGTGTATATTATTTTATAGTATTACTTTAGGAATTTGACTTTACTAATCTGTTATGAAGCGTCTGGAGTACTATATATATAATCACACAATACTAATAAAGAATAACAATAAAGAAACACACAAAACATACTAATAGCGGTGGTGGTTGGGTTGTGGCTGTTAGAGTATTGATTTTGTGTGTTTATTTCTATGTTATTGTTTCGTTAGTATGTAGAGGAATAAGTAATGGAATTATCTATGGTGTTTAACAGAAGGTATGGTTATAGAGGAAAGATAGGACATATTAGCAAAGAACCTACTATATGTAGTGTAGATGAGAGAGAAGTAGTATATAGTACATAGTTAACACTTGCACCGTACGTAGCGTTATGCATGTGTGTTGAGAGGGGGGATTTAACCTGACACCCCCTATATATCATTACGTAAGTAGAGAAAAAATTGCTGGTAATTGTTTGGAAAAAGAACTGTGGTATAGATTGATTACAGGCATTGTAGAACAATCAAGAAGGTATAGATTGGTAACCTACACCACCGTTCCTATTGTCCTATATTAACACACTACTGCTAGTAAAGGTAAGAAAAAAGAATGTTTTTTTATAGTACGCTTGAGGTGCGTTGTAGACGCAACGAACCCTGTGTCACTCCCTCCCAACGCAGTAAATAAGTTTAGTGAATTTTTGTTTGACTTGACTATTTATAAATATGTGAAGTAATAGCCTTTAACGCTAGTTAACACCGTGTAGCTAATCGGCTTGAGTTTTGCCTATAATCTTACAACTTATGTCTGAAAGCTACTAAATTGTAATGCCTATGTTTATAACCTTAGCTATAGTAAAATTATAATCAAGTTAAAGAAGGAAAAAATATGTTTGATTTTAAAGAACAGTTACAGGTAGGCAAAAAAGGTGAACATCTAGTTAAGTTATTTTATGACACACAACAAGATGATGGTAAAAGAAAATTCATTGTAAAGGACGCTAGACCTGACGAACAGCTTAAAGGTGCAGACCTTATGGTAATTAGCAACGAACTAGGTGTACGCTATGTTGAAGTTAAAACAGATACACAATCTAAAGACACAGGTAACGTAGCTCTAGAGATACAGATAGTACAGGACAACGGCAGCAAACAGATAGGGTGTCAATTTAAAACATTTGCAGACTTTATGTTCTACTGGATTTATCCGACCAACGAACTTCTTTACTGGCAACCTGAAGCGATGATACCCTACATTGTAGACTGGATAATGGAAGGTAAGTACAAAATTATAGAAGCTGAGAATAAAAATTTTTTTTCACGCAATCTTATCGTACCTATTAAGGACCTGGTCGCGACTGGGCTCGTAAAGACGTTAGACGTTTCTTATCACTTGTTGGAGGAAGTAGAGGCTAATCAACTATAATAAAATAATGAAAAACAAATTGTTGTGTACGTCTTGTAATAAAGATTATGAGATAACACCAAATTATAAGAAATGTGTTAATCTAGGATGTATAAAATATAATATAAAAATTAGGAGATAATATGCCAATAGGAAAAAAAGGTAAGAAAAAAAGATACGGTACTGGCAGAAAACCCAAAAAATAATGGCTGCTAAAAAAGGTCTTTATTACAATATGAATAAAAGAAAAAAAGCAGGTACAAGTAGGTCTAAAAAAAATTCTACTATTTCACCTAAAGCTTACGCTAATATGAAAAAAGGTTTTCCAAAAAAGAAAAAGAAGAAATAATGGGAAAAAAAACAAAGATAAAACAAAATATTTTTGATAGTCCACAATCTTTAAAAAAATGGAGTTTAGAATTGTCAGATGCTTGTGGTAGTGTCATTGTACAAAAGAGACCTAATGTATCACGAATAGATTCTTTAGTAGAAAAATTTGTAGATGATTATAACAGTAATGTAGAACAGGCTCAAGATGGCGATTGAGTATAGAGGTGAAAAATTCTCAGGTTATAACAAACCTAAAGCTACACCTAGTCATGGTTCTAAATCACACGCAGTGTTAGCTAAATCAGGTAGCACAAATAAGTTAATTAGATTTGGACAAAAAGGAGTTAAGGGTAGTCCGAAGGGTTCAAAAAGAAATAAAGCTTTTAGAGCAAGGCATGCTAAGAACATCAAGAAGGGTAAAATGTCGGCTGCATATTGGGCAGCAAAAACTAAATGGTAACTAAAAACATAATATGTATTTCACCAGAATGTGAAAATACGTTACCTCAAAAAGCACGTAAGTATTGTTCTGATACCTGTAAGTGGCGTGAGCAAAAAAGAAAACAACGTTATAAAGAACAGGGTAGAGAGTACGAACCTGAAATAAAAGAATCTAACAAAGGCACAGTTACACAAGTTAGACGTGGTGCTTTATATGATAAGTTTGTAAATGAAGGTTATGCTTTAGATTTAATACAGGGCAGATTAACTAGACAAGAAATAGCAGACGAATTAAAATGTACGTCTTCACATATCAGTAGGCTACTAGGTGCATTCCAAGAAGATTACGCTAAAGATAGGCAAGCTGAAAGCTGGGAGATATCAGATGACGCAGAACAATCTTTAAAAGATTTTGGAGAATTTAGAGACAGATACTTTTTAACTGAAATGGGGATACCTTTTGAAACTGCAGACTTTCATGTTAACTGGATAAAATCTATTAACAAAGCTTTACTAACTGGTGGACAGCAAATGATACTGTCACCACCACGTCATGGTAAAACTGAATTGTTAATACATTTTGTTATTTGGCTTATTATGAGAAACCCTAACATACGTATTATGTGGGTTGGTGGTAACGAAGATATTGCTATGAACTCTGTTATGTCAGTTATGGATACACTAGAGCAAAATGAAAAACTTAAAGAAGATTTTTGTGGTCCAGGAGGAACATTTAAACCAGCAACAAGAGCAGGTAAAATGTGGTCACGTAGTGGATTTACTGTATCAACACGAACAGTAGCTGGTATTAAATCACCAACAATGATAGGTATAGGTCGTGGTGGTAAGATACTTTCTCGTGACTGTGACTTAATTATTGCTGATGACATTGAAGACCACAGTTCTACTATGCAACCAGCGTCAAGAGAAAATACAAAAAACTGGTGGACAACTACATTAGGTTCAAGAAAAGAAGAACATACAGCTATGGTACTTATAGGTTCACGTCAGCATCCTGAAGATTTGTACTCTGCAATTCTAGAGTCAGAAGCATGGGAAACTATAGTAGAAGAAGCACACGATAGCCTTTGTGTTATACCTGAGTTTGAAGAAGAAGACCATGTTGATTGTATGTTGTGGTCAGGTAAGAGAACTTTTAAATGGTTAATAAATAGAAAACGTGATGCTATGACTACAGGTGGTTTAAAGAATTTTGAAATGGTTTATCTTAATAAAGCTTACAGTGACAGTCTTAGATTATTTAATCCTGAACAGATAGAGAAATGTTATGACCCTAATATTGGTTTAGGTCATATACCTAAAGGTGCATATCTAGTAGCAGGACTTGACCCTGCAGCTACAGGGTATCAGGCAGGTTTCTTATGGGCAGTAGAGACAAATGCTTCTCAAATTAAATTAACATTAGTTGACTTAGAGAATCATCAGGGTGGTGGTTTAGATGAAGCTTTTGCTTTAATCAAAATGTGGCACGACAAATATAACTGTTATCACTGGGTTATTGAAGAGAACGGTTTTCAAAAAGCTATAAGACAAGACCAGAGAATAAAAGAATACTGTAATGTGCAAGGCATTAAATTAGAAGGACACGAGACACATAAAAACAAATGGGATGAAAAATTTGGAGTAACTGCATTAGCACCTATGTTTAACGAGCAGATGATAGTACTACCTTTTTATGATGCAGATGCACAAAGCAAATCTATAACGTATACAAAACAATTAGTTTACTTTGCTTCTAAAGGTAAAGGTGGAAAAGGCTACAAATCAGACGTAGTTATGGCAAGTTGGTTTCCTATGAAAGTTATCAGAGCATTAACAAAATTAGTATATTCTGATATAGGAATAGAATACACTCCTAGTTTTGATGGCTATAATAGTGTACAATGGAACGAAACACCTTGGAGTTAAATGAAACCTGACGCAATAATCGAAAGAGCTTCTTATTTAAAACGAATGCATGATGATGCATTAACAGACAGAGCAAGATTTAGAGCTATATTAAATGGTGGTGAAGATGGTATTAAACAGTTATTAGGTCCTGGACTTGATGCTAGTGAGTCACATACAATACCAGCACCTAACCTTATGCTATCTGCTTTAGATAGACTAGCTCAAAAAATTGGTAAAGTTCCAACGTTAGATGTACATATTACTAATGCTAGAGATAGTGTTAGGAATCAAGGTAAGAAAGAAAAAGTAGAAAGAATTTTATCTTCATACGACAGTATGCAAAAATTAGAATTACAATTACCTCAAGTTTCAAGATGGCTTCCTGGTTACGGATTTGCTGTATGGGTTATTACAACAAAATTAGATATGAATGGACATATGTATCCATGTGCAGAATTACGCAACCCTTACGATTGTTTCCCTGGTTATTTTGGAAACACACAGCAACCTGATGAGTTAGCAATTATTCAAAAAGTTCCTATAACAAAACTTATGGAGATGTACCCAGAGCTTAAAGCATATTATAGAGATAAAGATAATGATTCACAATCATATGATGGTTACAATCTAAGAACTTCAGACGATGGTAGTTGGGAAAACTCAGATGAAAACGGAGATGTAATTTTAGAATATATGAACCTAGAGGGTACATATGTTGTACATGTTGCTTCTAAGAAAATAGTAGACTTTGTTCCTAATCCTCTTAAATCAGGTCCATCTTTTGTAGTAGCTAAAAGATTTAGCTTTGACAAAATACAAGGTCAGTTTGACCAAGTAGTTGGACTTATGGCTTCTATGGCAAAGATAAACATTTTATCTGTTATAGCTATGGAGGATGCAGTATTTACAGAAACAAATATAGTTGGAGAAATAGAATCAGGACAATATAGAAAAGGCAGAAATGCTATAAACTATTTAACACCTGGTTCACAAATAGTAAAACCTGTTACTAACTTACCGTATCAGTTATTTGAAGCTGTTGGTAGATTAGAAAGACAATTAAGAGTTGTTGCTGGATATCCAGTTCAAGACGATGCTATCTCACCTAATTCATTTGTAACTGGTAGAGGTCTAGAAGAACTGGAATCTGGTGTAGGAGCTATGGTTACTGAGTATCACACAATACTTGAATATGCTTTACAAGAAATAGATTCTAAAAGATTAGAGTTAGATGAAGTGCTTTTTGGTAACAAAAGAAAACCTTTGACAGGAACTTATAAAGGTGCATCTTTTTCAGAAAACTACACACCATCTACAGATATAGATAAAAACTACAGCACTAGAAGAAAGTATGGTGCTATGGCATCATTCGATGCACCAAATAAAATTATTACAGGACTACAGTTAATGCAAGCTGGAGTTATAGATAAAGAAACTATGCAACAGGAAATGGATGGTTTAGAAAATATAACACACATTAATGAAAGAATTACTAAACAGAAGTCAGAAGAAATTATGGACCAAATGTTAATACAAGCATCTCAGCAAGGTGACAAAACTGCTATGGCTGCTGTTGTAGAAATTTATAATAACCCTAAACAAAAAGGTTCTATATTAGAAAAATACTTTACAGCACAAGGTGAAGAACCAAGTCCACAGGAACAAGCTATGTTACAGCAAGCAATGGCTGGACAACAACAAGGTGGTCCACCAAACTTACAAGCTATGTTAGGAGGCGGTAATGCCCCACCTGTTCGATAGTGATAACGAAAAGTTTGCACAAATAATTGCTAGTAATTTTTCTGACCCAATAGAAGAAGTAATAGAAGAGTATGACCTACCTGAATATGTTAATGCAGAATACACTACACTAGCAGTTACTTATGTTCCTGGTCTAGGAAGAATAGAAATTACATTTCATCCTGATACACATGGGAATACATTTTGAGTAGGAAAAGAAAAGTTGCAGATTATAAAGCTGATGATTATAAAGGACAAGCTAAAGAGTTAGATACTTTAAGAAACTCTGCACCATTAGAACAGATAGAAGAACCTATTGTACCTACACAAGCAAGACAACCTGCACCTAGTAATTTAGGTGGATTTGTACAAGATGTTACTGCTCCTGAACAAGACCCTATGGTTAGTCCGTTAGCAGGTACACAAGATGGATTCAATAGATTTAATCCAGCTCCTGATGCAAATATGATTTTACAAGCTATGTATAAAGTATTGCCTAGCAAGGAGATAGCAGCCTTACTGAAAGACTTGTAATATGGCTGAAATAAGATGGTGGTGGCAATCTCCTGTACAAGATGAAATAGAAGAAACCCAACAAAATTCAAGGATAGACCAAGCTAAAGTAATTCAAGGTATGATTGAGTCTGCACCACAGACTGCTACTAATCTTCAAGGTTTAGTTAGAGAACATTTTTATTTACCCAAAGATGTATTAGTTGGTGCATCCTTAATGAACTTAACAGCACAATCTCCTGAAATAGGAACTATAGTTGAACGATGGCTTGACTCTGAAAAGACTTGGTGGGATAGAGTAAAGTCTGTAGGTAGAGGAACTATAAGAACTGCGTTTACAGCATTTGATTCTGTGCAAGATGAGATAGTTAAAAAACCTGTACTAGCTTATCAAAAATATTTAAACCAAAAAAAATATAGAGACAGTCAAGGAATATTAGGTGCATCACTACAGCTTTTAATTAGTAATGATGCACGTAATGAGCTTGGACAAGTAAGAGATATATTAGGACCTTCTGTAGGTAGAACAGCATTACAGAATTTGTCAGCAGGTAAAAAGGTTAACTTAGGTGAAGGATACTTTCCTAACTCTACATTAGCTGAAGATACAGATGTGTATAAAGAATTAGTAGGTAGAGGTGTAGACCAAGATGAAGCTAAAAAGATAATACAAACCTATTATGGTCAAGACATTACTAACAACGAAAGAGAACGTGACGAAAGTCTTACTATACAAACTAGATTTGGTACAAGTAAGCTAACACCAGCAGCACCATTAACAGCTACTGTATTTGAACCAGGAACAAAAGGTTACGATATTATGTCAGGAATTATTGACGGTGCTTTTACTTTAGTAGCTGACCCATCAATATTAGTTGGTAGTTATCTAAACAAAGCAGGTAAAGCTGTTAGGTCTCTATCACAAGCTGATGTTTTGAAAAGTGCAGGAATTATAGATAATGCTGTACGTAAAACTATACACGTTCCTTCTGCTACAGAATATTTAACTGCTACAAAAGGTGGTAGAAAAATTGTAGAACAAATAGCATTAGCTGATAACTTTGACACTGTTGGTCGTTTGTTAAAAAATCAAGGTGATGCTGCATTACATAAAAATTTAATGAAAGCTAACTCACCACAAGAAGTTACTGATTTATTAATACCAGCAATAGAAACTGCTGTAAAGTTTAAAAGACTAGACCCTAATTCATTAGCACTAAGAGGTTCTGTTTCTAGTGCAGCAGGTAGATTAGTTGGTGGAGAATTTGGAGAAGCAGTAGGATTTATGGGTGCAGTTCGTAAATCACAAGCTGATAGTGCACTAGGTAGAATATTTGCAGAATTTCCTGTACCAAAATTAAATGTTAAAGATTTAAACCAATCCTTTTTTGATTTTAAACAATGGATGAAGTGGGCAAAAGTAGATGATGATGTTGCTGAACCTGCATTGCAGAGACTAGCAGAACTAGCTGAAAATCAAATATTAAATCCTGATGAAGCACAATCATTAAAAAATATGGGAGACGTGTTAGACATTTGGAATGATGTACTTGGTCATATTGGACAAAAGTTTGAAGCTATAGATTTACCTCCACAATTAATGAAAGGTATTAAAAAATGGATGGCAAGCGTAGATGAGACACATAGATACTTTGTTAATGAGTTAGGTGAACTTGAATGGTTCCCTGGTTCTAAGTTTGAACAAATACCTAAGATGATGAAAGAAGAATTTTCTGAAGTATTAACTGATGACGACACAGTTACAGTTATTGAAAAAGTATTAGCAAAATTTAAAGGCGACACAACAGTCGTTACAAAAGAAATAGAAGATATAGTTGCACAGGTTAAAGAGATATCAAACGACCCTACTGCTGTAGAAACTAGAATATTAATAGATGAAGTAATATCTGGATTTTATGAAGGTGCAGAACGTAATGCATTAGATATAGCTGAAGAAATAGGTGTTGCTACAGGTGGTAAAGTTTCTAAAGGATACACTATACCAGATGGTACTTTATCTGACCCTGAGAATGTATTTGACTTATCAGAAAAATATGGACCTTACTTCTTTGAAAAAACTAAAGAAATAGCAGATGGTACAGTTACTGCATTTGTCGATACAGCAGAAGGCTTTAAGTTTTTTAAAGGCAAAGTTACAAATAAAGTTTATAGATATCAAAATACATATTTAAGAGTTAAAGGTGTCACAAGCATACCTATGGATGTATTTACTAATCCACAGAAAGCTACACAGTTAGAAATGGTTTTGTCTAAAACTGGTATGACTAATAAAGAATTGTTTAGCTTAGTGCAGACAGAGAAAAGAGCTTTTAAGTTACTTGATTTTGAAGTGACTAAAGGAGCTAGATACGACAACCAATCACCAAGAATGAGAGAACTTAACTTAGATGATGGTAAAGCTGTAGATGAATTAACTGCACAGAAAGAATATAGCAATCTTAGAGACGAAGCCCTAGGTGGAAGCCAAGAAGAAATAAACGCATTGCCTAAGAAAGAAAGATTACAAGTACAAAATAAAATACAAACTATAGAAGATTCTAAAAAAGTAATGAATACTATTGAAAAAGCTATAGAGAACCTTGACGCACAATTAGCTAGAGTTCAAGCACAGTATGCACCTAATAAAGTAAATAAAGATTGGTACCGTAAAAATTATGGTACTGATGAAATGGAAGATACAGAAATTATTATTGGTTTAAATAAATTAAAAGAGGATGCATTAAATCAAGTTAATAAAGAAATACAAAGAACTACAAGATACAGAAGTAGAGATTTTCGTTCAGGTAAAAAAGGTGAACTAATAGATAAAGAAACTGTACAAGAGTCAGTAGATGATGTAACTAAAGTTTCTTCTGGTCCTTCACTTGGCATAGTTAAACAAAATCTTATAAACGATAGAAAAAGAATTGCACAAAATATTGCTAAATTAGATGGTGAGATATCAGAAGTTGTACCATCTTTTAAGAAAGCTAATGAGATATTAGAAAGCAAAGATGTATATGACCCTGATTATTGGAATAAAGACTGGGGTTCAATAAACCCTAAAGAAGATTTAGCATCTGTTGTAAAAAGAAACATTGAGGAATCTGATGGAACTATTATATTTTATTCAGGTACGACATCTAAAAAGTTAAAATCAATTAAAGGGTATCTAGATAATGCAGACTTAGGAGTACGTGGTACTTTAAAGACAGGTGCATATCAAGGTAACAAACCACACATAGTTATTGATTTATCTAAAACTACTTCAAAGAAACAAATAAAAGAAATGCAAGAGTTTATTTATAGAAATCGTGTAAAGAAATTAAATGTTGTAGGTAGTTCAGATATAGATAATGTACAAAAAGCATTACAAAAAAATATAATGGAAGATTTATTATATTACCAAAGTAAAAATCAAAGAGTAACTTTAGGTAAATTAAAAACTGTATTAGAAGAAAACTTAGAACAGATACGTAAAGTACCTACTGATGAAAGCAGTGATGAAGTAATCAATGCTATTTATGAAGAGTTTACTAAAACAACTTCAGGTAGAAGTCTTAAAACTGTTAATAGACCTAGAGCTACAGCACACTTGTTATCTGAGTATTGGGATGAAGGTTACATACCAATGCCTGATGCTAGATTGTTCCTACGTGTATTTAGACCTATGAGAGATTTACACCTTAGATTAACTGGTAGAAGTAGAAACATAACAGATGAAGCCTACGATAAATTATTATCTAAACCGATTACTGATTTAGCTAAATTAGAAGTAAAAGGTGCAGAAAGAAACATGGCTGAATCTATATCTAGGTTAGTAAGGAAGACAAGAGTAAATGTAAAACTTAATACAGATGGTGATGACATAGCACAAATTACAGATGGTATGGTTTCTTTGATTGGTGATGGATATATGCAGATGCTTTGGAAACCTTCTATCCTATTGCGTCCAGCTTGGGTTACAAGGGTCGTAGGAGAAGAGCAAATTAGAATGTGGGCAGAAGGACTAGACAACGTATTCACACATCCTGTCTCTGCTTTTGCTTGGATATTTGGTAGAAGTCCACAAAGGAATAGACAACTGTTTATGACTCAAAGAGAAAAGAGTAGAGATTGGTTAACTGAAAATTATGGTAGAGGTGGAACAGACATATTTGATGAGACTATGGAAAAAAGTTTCTTTCATCAAGAAGCTATGTCACAAACGAATAATGGTGTGATGTTAGGTATGGACCCTAGAAGAAGTAGAGGTTTCATAACAAAGAATAAAGAAGCATCAGGTTTTTACAGTAGTTGGACCTCAGAGTTGTTACAGCTAGCTGATGACCCTATAGCTCCTTTATTAGCAAAAATAAATATAGACCCAGTTAAAAATCCTATTAAGTATAAAGAGTCAGTAGATGCAGTTAAACAATCTTTCTGGAATGGAGACTTATCAAAATGGCGTAAAGCTTATGTTGGTAACTCTACTGATGAAGGTAGATATCTAAAAGATTTAATTAATAAAAACAAAGCTTATTCAGATTCGTACATCGATTCTATAGTTGCACGTATACATCTTAAAACTGGTGGTAAATACGAAGCATACGAGATACTACCTAATGGTACTAAACGATTTATAAATACTTCAGACCCAAATGTTCTAGAGATAAAAAACCCAATAGACTATGTAATTAAAAATGCAGGAGACAAAGAGTTGATAGAACATATCTCTATAAATGCTTTAGATGACCGTGCTGCTAATAAAGTTTCTATCTTTAGTAAGAAAGCTAATGATTATGTAGAAAGAAATTTTAATAGAAACATGACAAGAAGTGAATTTAATTCTTATAGTACTTGGCTTAAAAACTTTAAAGGCGACTTGATAGACAATACCTTTAAGGTTAAAGCTTCAAGATTTGATATGGATGGAGACAGAGTAAGTCAATACAACAGAGTTCTAGAAACATTGTTCTCTACTTTAATGGGTGCATCTACTAATGAGTTGTCAAGGTCGCCTGCATTTAGACAGTACTACTGGAGATTTATAGAAAGTGCATACGCCAATATGGATGAAGTAGCTAGAAGAGAAATTATGAGAGCTGCTAAAAAAAGTATGAGAGGTTTACCTAAAGGTGGTAGTGGTAACAAGTATCTTAAAAATTTAGAAAACATGGGCTTTGCTGATGTTAGTAAACAAATAGGTATAGATGACTTAGAGCAGATAGATACACTAGCTAAAGCTTATTCCTTAAAAGAAACGCAATCATTACTATATGATTTAAACAAGAGACATGCTATCTCTGATATGTTAAGACTTGCTTTTCCTTTCGCAGAAGTTTATTTAGAGATTGCTGGTACGTGGACAAGGCTATTAAAGAATCAGAAAACATTATTCGGTAGAAAACTACAACGAGGTGTTGAAGGTGCAAGAAAGCCTAGCATCTTTGGTGAAGAAGATGATGAAGGCTTCTTTACTACTGACCCACAAAGTGGAGAGGAAATGTATAACGCACCTGGTTTTGGATTAAACAATAGTTTAGATAGACAACTAGGAAATCCTAGTCCAGAAAATTCAATTACTAATCCTATTACAGGTGCTCAAGATATAGATGCTCCTGGCGTTAATGCAAGAATAGAAGGCTATGCAAGCGGATTAAACATGGTAGCTGGTTCAGTAGTACCTGGTTTAGGACCATTAGTATCACTACCTGCATCAGCAGTATTACCTTCTACTAAAGGAATTGACCAAGCGTTGTTTCCTTATGGTAGACCACAGTACTCACCTTTAGACCCAAGTTATTATGTAGAGGCAGCTTTGCCAACTTGGTTAAATAGATTACGTTCTACAAGTGGTAGTGGAAGTCCACAACTACAAAGAGCCTACGCAAACAGAGTTAAAGAAGTACAAAGGGCTATGTTTGTTTCAGGTATTTATGATGACAGTACTCCAGAAGCAGAACAAAAAAGTTTAGAACAAGCACGTAAGTTAGCTAACAATATGTTAAAATACCAAGCGTTTATAGCATTCGTTGCTCCTTCACCTGCTGTAGTTAATTATGAATATGAAGTTGGACCAGATGGTGCAGCATTTTTAGACCCATGGGAAGCTAAAGCAAATGACCCACAACATAAGTTTTTTGCAGATACTTTATTTTCTGACGCATATTATCAAATGTTAGCTGGTGTAGATGGAGACAGAGTTACAGCTACTGCTGAGTTTATAAGGACATTTGGATTTGACCCTAGTGCATTACTTGTTTCTAAATCTAAAAAGATACAAGCAACAGCTTATACAACAGAAGGTGGATATTTTTATAAAGCAAACAAAGAGATTATGGACAAGTATCCTGACATATCTTATTACTTATTCCCTGACAGTCCTTTGGGTGAGTTTGATTATCAACAATGGGCTGATGCTTTTACAGAGGGAAGAAGAGTAGATTTAACTGACGTTGAATTTAAACGTTCTATAAGACAGGCACAAGGTTCTTTAGCTTATGAAAATGCTAGAAGATTACTTTTAGATACTAATGTTTATGCATCTGTACCAATGGATAAAAAATTTGAACAACTGTATTTAACTAAATTAGATTTACAAAAGAAATTTGTTGGTTATGGGACTACATCATCAGTAGCTAAGTCAATGGATATAGATTCTAAGATAGCACAGTTTCAAGCTTTGTTAGCAAATGAAAGTGGTAAAACAGTTAAGATGCCTGATGGTAGCCAAGTTGCTATAGAGAACTTACCTTCTATTCAAGGTGCAATGAAATATTTAATAGCTAGACAAAATGTACTTCAATCTATACGTTCACAGTTTGGAGCTAATGCTAGTTTAAGTAGGTCAGAAGCTGCAGAAGCAAGACAGTATTTAAGTACATTATCTAAACAACTTATGATGCAACACCCTGACTTTTACTATTTGTGGTATGATATTTTTAGATTAGAAATAGAGGAAGAGAACCTCGGAGGAGTATTCAGTGGCTGAAGAATTAACGCCTGAACAACAAAAAGCTTTAGAAGATGTTTTAAATAACAGAAAAAATATACCTTATGTAGAAGTTAAAGGTAACCTTTTAGATATATTTAGAGATAAAAACTTTAAAAAGAAAAATCTTAACGAAGAAAAACTAAAAGAATTTTGGAAAATATTCGGCTGGATTCCTAATTTTGTTATTGGTGATATTATTGGTAACACAATAAAGAATGTATCAGGGGTTGCAACAACTTCATATAGTGAAGAGGATTTGCCAACTAGAAAAGAAGACATTGGTATGAGTTATGCACAGTACACAAACATGATATCTTACTCTTTAGGTAGAGAGTGGGACAATTTAGAACCAGAAGTACAAGAAGGATTCAATTATATCTATGAGATAACCCCACCAGAAGATTTAAGAAAGATAGCTGTAGCTGCAGGAGACCATCACGATTTACTTATAGAAGCAGTACTCCAGGGTAAGAACCCTGCAGATATTAGAGTTAGTTTTGAAGATGCGAACATAGAAGTCCTGAACACTTACTCTGAAGAATCAGACTTAGCACGTAAAGCTTACTATGAAAAGCAAGCTAGAGAAGATGCTTACAAAGAATCTGCATTTATGTTATACGATAAAGACAATGCTGAAAGTTTATTGCTTGAATTAGAATCAGGGAAAATAGATAAAACAGAATACTTAAAACGTTTGGACATTATGTTAGAAAAAAATAACATAGACCCTGCAGATTTTTTACAGAACCTAAAAGGTCAAGAGGTAGGTTCTGTGACTGGACCAGTACCTATTGAAGATACTTATTTAAGCAGCGTAGCAATGGGTCTTACTGGTGGAGAATACTACGGTATTGCAGGTGAAGTTATTCCAGAAGTTTACGGAGAAGGTGAAGAACCTTTATACGAATATGGATTAGGCAGACAGTTGTTTGCTAATGCTAGTCCTGAAGAGATTATGGAAGTACAATTACTTCTAGTAGAATCAGGATTTTTACAACCATTTAGTTTCGTATATGGTGTTCTAGATAATAATGATGGTGGTACTGTACAGGCTATAGAGTCTGCAATGTCACGATTTAATCTAAATGGTGAGACTATATCACAAGAAGATTTATATTCTATATTGTTAACACCAGGTGCAACTGCACAAAACTTAACTGTATTTATTAAAGAGTTCTATAAAGATACTTTAGAAGATTATGGTTATGGTAAAGATAAGTTTGCAGCATCAGAAGGTGCTGGTGTCAATTACCAATCATTGTTTAAATATATAAATCCAAGTCCTTATTCTGTCAAAGCTACTATAGGTAGTGCGATTGAAGAAGGATTAGGTAGACCAGCTAGTGATTACGAATTGTCTGCTTATGCAGATTACATTAGTAAACTTTCTTATGATATACAAAAAGAAAACTTTAAAACAAATGAGAGTAATATACAAGCACAAATAGCTGCTGAAAGACAAAGAGCTCAAGCAGCACAATCAGGCATGCCATACGAAAATGATTTGGAATTGCAAGGAACAGTTTCACAAGAACAAATGGGTGCTGTTATTGGTCAAGAATTTGATGAGTTCGTAAAGGATAAGTATGGAGATATGTTACAAGGTCAAAGGGATACAGCTCTTTATAATAATACTTTTGTTAATCTTCTTACCAACATCGGTAATATTGGCAGATACGTTAGAGGAAAGTAACATGTACAATGCTACTAAACTTTATTACCTCTTACTAGGAGCTACTTATTACTTAGAAAATAATGCTGGTATGGAGATGCAGAGTAATGAATTAAATAAAAACCCTAGAGTTATTGAAGACATGCATTTTATGATTGGGTTAGCTTTTGCTGAACATAGAACTGGTGACAATGAAACTGATGGTATAGCAAAAAATGTTAGAGGAGCTAAAAATAATAATGGAACTTATGACCACGGACTTTGGCAAATAAATTTAAACCAAGCTAACTATACATACCTTACTTCACAACAACCTAGTAATGGAGTAAACTCTAATATCCCTATGTTTAAAGGACTTAGTAAAAGAGAGTTAAAAGATTTATTATATGAACCTGGTGCAAATGCCATAGCAGCTTTAGCTATAGTACAACTAACTGCTGGTGGTGATAAGTACAGTGGTATAAATAATTGGTCTACAGGAAAACTTGTAACTCCTAATAGTGCTTATTATTCTGAAGCAAAAAAAGATTTAACAAATCATTTAGGAGCTACTGAATGGGTTAATGCAAGAATAGATAAAAAGATTACTGAATCTTTTCAAGCGATTCCTACATTTCAACCACCAGTTACTCCACCAGATAATGATACTGAGTTTATTAACAATGAAACAAACAGAATAACAGGGAATGATGACTACAGTAATCTTAATTTTATAGATACTGCTGTAGCTAAGACAATACAAAAAGGTTATGACGCTTTTCAAACAACAAAGGGATATTTTAATAAAGTAAAAGAAAAATTAAACGAGCCTTTTATAGGGGATGCTTTATTAAAACAAATAGATTTTATGGAAAGTAAATACAATGAACGATGAGCAAATGGCTGAGTTAATTAAATTACAAGTACTTATAGCTAAAGGTCGTAAAGCAATTAAAAAAGTAAAATCAAACAATGGAAAGTAAAGAAGAACTTTTAGCAAAGTTAGAAATACTAGAAGAGCAACTTGCCGCTATAACTCAATCTGGTCAACAACCTGATATTGCTCAGCTTGCAAAAATAGAAAAAGAATTAACTGCAATCAAAGAGGAACTTCAGATAGTTGATAATTTAGAAACCTCAGCTGCAGATGCTTTAACTTTACCAGATGATGAGGGCTATGAAAATAGAGGTGTCAGTTTTGAATTAAGTAATGATGTAGCTGATTTAGAATATCTACTAGCACAGAAATACAGCGACTTTATAGCTGATGACCCAAGAGATACAGTACCTTTTGCTCAAATGTCTGAAGGAAACCCACCTTTTGAGCTGACATTAATTAATGATACATTTTTATATGTTGACTTATTAACTGTTAAACCTGAGATGCAAGGACAAGGCGGAGCTTCTCAGATAATGATAGAGATAATACAGTTTGCTAGAGAGAATAATTTACATGTTATTGCACAACCAGTTAACAGTACAGTACAAGCATCTATGGTGAGGTATGGAGCACAACCTTTCTTCGGTACTTTTTATTTTGGTGGTGAACTAGAAGCCGCAACAAAAGCTGCTATTGATGCAGGTATAGTTGACATTCAAAGAACAGCAACTGAATATCAAAGATTTATGCAAGACATGCAAGGCTTAACAGAACAAGAAGTAGAAGAAGTTTTATTCATAGGAGACCAAAGTGAGAGAACTAGAAACTTTATGCAAAGAGTAGCAGCAGGTGAATTAGATTTTAGAAGTTATCTTGTACAATACTTACCAGGTGTTTCTGAAAATGTGACAGAGGAGCAGCTAGAAGAAGCTTTATCATCTACTACTCGAGGGCGACAAGCTGTGTATGACAAGTTTAAATCGGAGTTAAAAAAATTAGGTTCAAGTGGTAATGCTAATTTTAGCAGATGGCTTACAAATACATTTATTGGGCAAAATTATTTATATATATTAAAAGTAAGAATGGATGATAAAGACGTAACAGTAACACCTGAGGTACTGAAACAAAGAATAGAAGAAGATTTAAGAGAATTTATTGAGACAAAAGATATACTTAATCAAAATTTGGAGGGAGTAAAATCTAGTTTAAACAGTCGTGACAGAATAACTGGTGAACTTGCAGATGAAGTTTACCTTGAAAATAATTTTGAAAATAGTACAGCTGTTAGTTTTAAAGAAATTACTACAAAAGAAATAGAAATTCTTCACGCTTATCTTGGGACACCAACCGATAGAGCATCATTTAGTATAATGAGTCCTAGTAAGCTACCTCTGTTTATAGAACCAGACCACCATTCTTTTCAATATCCAGATATGTTACACAGAACAGGCGATGACTCATTCGTAATATATAGAAGCACTAACGTAGTAGATGCAGCTACAGGTATTAGACCATGGAAAATATCAGATGACTTAGGAGGTAGAACTGCAGGATTAGGTAGTTTAAGTTATGCATCTAACAATCCAGACTATCCCGCTGAGTACATGGTTGACAGAAATCGTGTAGGTCGTGATATATACGCTATTGAAATTAAAGGAGTAAACCCTATTCAAATATTAAATATGGATAGTCCTATACGTCATAGTGCAGCATTGTTAGAGTTAACAAACATGTCATATGCAGAAGCTGGTGGTATAACTTTGCGTAATTATCAATATCTTCAAAATTTTTCTGGTGCTCAACTCCGTGCATTTTATTCGCAGCTTAAAGATTATGGTTTTAAAGTTCTTCTTAATGCTACTACAGGTATGGGTAATGCCCCAAGCCTTAATTGGGTAGATGGTAATGGAGAACTGTTTTCTTATTCTGCACAAAGGAATCGTCAAACTCGTTATATGGCAACAGAGGTTTTAGTAATAGATGATACAGTTCAGAACAAAGTGCTAGGAACTTTAAAATGGCACCAGAATGGTTATAGGTTAAACCCTTTTAACAAAGATACTGCTATACAAGATGAGATACAAAAACTAATAAAAAGAGCAAAAACTTCTTTGCCACAGTTTGAAACAGCTAATTTTATAAATAGTTTACAAGGATTATCTAATGAGATTAGACATGAGCGTAACAATATGAGACCAGATATATACAATGTATCAGAGCCAGTAAGCAATAGACCGTCACTTCAACTTGATTACAAAATTTTAGGAGAAACATTAGAACAAGTAAATATTTTAAGAGATAATATTGACAGGTTTATTGCTAACAATCCTGGACCTACCATTGATGGTGTTGACTATCAATCATTAGATGAGATTGTAGCTAGAGTTAATATGAATTTAGAGACACAAATTAGAAGTCAAACACCTGGACTATACGAAACAAGAACTGGAGAGTATGTAGAAGTAAACAAACTAAGATATATGACTGATACTAGTTTAGCTGAAGACGTTGGTCTTGAGTTTGAAGATGGAGCTATATATGATGAAGCTAATGTTAATGAATTGAAAAATTATTATTTAAAACAAAAAGTTAACTTACCTAATGGTGGGGTCCATAATAAGTACTGGTTAATAACTGGTGTAGCTGAAGCAGCAGATAGTCTATACGTACTAGATGAGTATGGAGTAAATACAATATTACCTTTAACATCTGATTTATCTTTAGAATATATGACTGACGAAAGACAAGTTGTCTTTGATAAATACTTCGATAGAAATAATAACTTAGCCGCAGGCAGTACTAAGAAAGAATATCCTAGTAATTTATCTGGCACATTTAGAAACGACCTAACCTTAAGTGATAACTTAATGCATGTTTTAACACAACCTTATCAGAATACAATAGAAATAGGTATGGTACACGTATCACCTAGAGCACCTGTAAGTATTAATGATTTTGTATCTGGTGCAGAAGCATATGATTCTCCTATAGTCAATAGACAAGGTGAGGTAAGATTCGACAGGATAGCTTCAGATTTAAGAAATAGAGATGGTCTATACGGTATGAGTCTTTCTTTTGAAAATGATATAATTGTAAATGAGTATAGTCGTATTACTGGTAAACCACTTCAAGGAGTACCTAATTACTTTACCGTAAGATTAAACAGTAACAATATACTTACACCTAATAATCTTATGTCTGGTAGTTGGTTTGAAAAGTTTGATGTATTCGCAGCTGCACAAGCTGTAAACGCAAGTCCTCGTAAAGTAATAGATGCTATGATTGCATCTAATTTAGTAGAACCTAGTAGCACAGGATACTCATCACCTTTTAATAGTCGTCTAACACCTGGTAGATTAGTAAAGCAAATGACTGCAGTAGTAGAAACTGTTACAGGTGCTTCCAATAAGACTCTAGTAACTAAATTTATTAGAGGTGGTGGGATAGATGGAATGATAGAGCACGGTCACAATATGAGCTATCACAACTTTCCTGAGTTAATGTTGATTGACCCTAATGACCAAATGAAGATAGGTAGAGTAACAGAGATTGTTGACAGTACTAAAGAACTATACGATATTAATAAAGACCAATACAAGATAGTTAGTCCAGATGAACCACCTTTACGTACAGTAGAAGAGGTCAATAGAAATATAAATCAAACTAAACTAGATGATGCATACTCAACCAGACTAAACTTTCAACAAGAATTTAAAACAACTGAACTAGAAGCCATGGGTTTACTAGATGATGTAACGATAGAACGTATTAATAACTCCTCATTAAGTAATGATGCAGCAACTGATATAGTGTTAGCCTTCCAAGATGTAGACATACCTACAGCATTTGCAGATGATGTTATTGATGCAGCTAATGTTATAACCATGTTGGGTGAGGATGAGTACTATAATACCCTAGGCAAGCTAGAGAGATTACAAAAAAGTGGACAACTAGGTGCTCTTTCTGTAGAAGAAATAGCTGAAAGGATTGCGTACGAAACAAGTCTAAGTAGTAAATCAAGAGCTGTACAAGGTGTAAGAAACACTCTAGCTCATTCCATTGGTAAAAGAGGACCAAGACAAACAGGTTTAATAGCATTAGATATTTATGAACTAACTTTATGGGGCGGTGCTTTAGCTTATGGTACATCAGAGGTATGGACTACTTGGTTTGAGAATATAAATAAAAAGATTTCTAACAAAGTATTCAATACTAATTACACACTTAGTGAACCTGGTCAAATAGATTATGAAAAACTTGACAAGACAATTAGATTTGCAGAAAACATTGACCCATTTGAAATAGTAGTTGGTCCAATCATAGATGATATACAAGACTATAGAACAGTCAATCCACGTAATCCACAGGCACAAGCATCAGAGCTAATACGTACTGCACCACAAGTACAACTTACTGATGATATGACTGTAACTGACTACGGTATAAATGCAGATGAGATATCTCAAGGTGAACCTATAAGTAAGTACCAACACTTTATGTCACTTGGAAGAGCAAGAGTCCTAGAAGATATGGAAATCAATAAAGAAAATCACGCAGAAAAGTGGTATAGTAATTACATTGATACTGGTAACAATTCCTACTATCAAGCATATAGTCAACCTGATGAGGATTTTTAATGTCTAACTTTTATATAGACCCAGACGGAGTAGTACAACCAGTATATCCTAGTAGTAGAATATCACCAGGTACTCCGTTATTTGAAACACGTGAAGAAGCTAACTCTGCTATACCACCTAAAACAAGAAACGTTGGCTGGATGTATTCAGATAGAATGGTTGCTGACTACGTGTACCAAGATGAGGCTAATAGAGTATTTTTCTTATATGATGTAAGTTCTGTTACAGGTGGTTCAACCTATATAATGTATGAAGCTGTAGGTCTAAAACCTTTAGAATATGCAAGTACTTGGGACGCAGACAGTTTAGGTAATGAACGTAATGGTCCAAGTATTTCTACTGTTTTACCTGATGCAGATATAATACGTAGTACTGGTGGAGAAAGACTTACAATGCAAAACTTTACAGTGGCTAGAACACCAGAAGGACTTAAGCTAGGTGACTGGATAGGTCAAACGATGGAAGGATTAGAACAACTGTATCCTTTCTTGTATGAAGAAGTAGAAGGAAGAATGCCTGCGATAGGTTTAATATTTAATTCTTTAACAAGTGGAAATCCAATAACAACCGAACAGCTTACATTAGCAGGTGTAGGTAAAGGATTTACTACATTAAAGTTAGACTATTTAAATGCAACAATAGCTTCATTAGATGACAACCCTGGCAAGTACAATGTTGTTGTAGATGGTAAGCTTGTAACGCGAACTAATCAAGACTACATATCTTTAGAAAAGAAAGTAACAACAGGTATAGATACTGCTTTAGGAGCACTAGGTTTAAATGCAGATGTCTTTAAACAAGATAATGTTGAACTTTATAAAGCATTAGAAACTTCATTAGTAATATGAGAGATAGAGATTGAACAATTTGAAAACTATCTCGGACATAAATTAGGTATTGATGGTTACAAGATAGCTAAGGATAGTAACCTATATGATGTATTTAAAACAGTAGATACTATGGTAGATAACCCAGGACAGTTTAATGCGTTTGTAGACTTCGATACTTTCAAACAATCTAACTTAGCGTTGTCAGAATTAAAAAGAGTAATTGGTGTAGGTAAATTTAATACATTAGATGAAACAGAAAAAAATAGATTAGTAGGTCTGTATTCCAGAGATACTAATGCAGGTATGCAAGAGTTTCAAAACATATTTGATAGTGACCCAATGTATGAGAGATACGCAGACAAAGGATTGAACTATGGTTTAGTTGTAGGTAATTACAGAGACCAGTACAGTTCTATACTTGGTGACAAACCAGATGAAACAAGTTCGATATTTATGGACTCAATCAATATGAGTTATGAAGATGCAAAGAAATCATTCTTAGATTATGGATACAAAACTGGTAATAAGAAATACATGGCTGACTTAGCTAGTTCTTTGTCGCAGTCTATGGGAGGGGTAGTGATTAGATAATGGTAACGTTATATAGAAAAGATGATTTAACAGGTATAGAGTTAGAAGGTACAGGTCTTAGTCTGGATGACATGTTATCTAATGGATACACAGAATCTTATGATGAAGCATTAGCAGCAGCAAATGCAATGGATGCTAGTTCAAGTTCACCTAGTGCATCAACAGATGGTACGACTACTACTCGGACACAAGTTTATACATTGTTACCTTGGTTACAAAAGTATGGTGGTGCAGATGCTAATACGTTAGTTGATTCCTATGTATCAGGTTATAACAATAGCGGTGGTAAGGCAGAGTTTGCATTAGCAGAAATGAGATTTGGTACAGATAGTAAAGATGCATACAAGAGAGTGTTTGCTAATATTGTAGACCCTAATACTGGTGCATTAAAGATGAGTGAATCTGAATACATATCAGGTTTAGAAAAAGTATTAACAACTTTAACAGCTTATGGACTTAATGGTTATGCTTCACAGAATGGTAAATCAGCATGGGCTAGAGCAGTAGCTAACAATACATCTCCTGAAAGCTACGCTGGTAGAGTAAAGTTAATACACGACAGAGTTATTAATAGAGTAGATGATGAATTACAAAATTCTATTATAAATTCTTACAATGAATATTTTACAAATGAGACAGGCACTACTGTATCTATGGGACAAGAAAGTTTATTAGCATTAGCTATAGACCCTAACATAAGTGAAGATGTACTTAAAGGTAGGCTTAATGCTTCAGAGCTAGGTGCAGTATACACAGGAACTACAGGTGATGCACTTGACTTAGAGGCAGTACAAAGACTTACTGGTGCAGGTGTAACCACAAACCAATCAGAAAAGACTTTTGCTACAGCATCAGCAACAGCTAAAGCTTTGGCTCGTATGCAAAGAAGACAACGTAGAGATGTAACACTAGGTAAAGCTATGGGTGTATTAGAAGCACAGATATTTGGTGATGAGGCTATAGCTTCTGAAATACAGTACGTTACAGCACAGAATTTATCTGGTAGCTCTGTACAATCTGGTGCAGCTAAATCACAAACAGGTTCTGTTATAGGCTTGACACAGTATTAAATAGTAGTACTATATATAGTAGCGTGGTGAGTTCCGCTTAGAATAGGGTCACACAATTCGATAACGTTGCCGAGGTGCGTTATATGTTATTCGCAAACCCTTGTGAAAATTCCTTTTAATTACCTAGCGATTAATGTTATGGAATTTCAATATGCTAGAGAAAAGATGGAGAAAAAAATATGGAAAAAAATACAGAACAAGTTGAGGAAACTACAGTAGTGGACGAACCAACAGATAATATTAAACAACTTAGAGAAGAGTTTAAAAAGCTCAAAGCTGAAAACAGACAGTTTAAAACTGATGCTATGAACTCAGCCTTAAGTTCATTAGGACTTAATGCAGAGAAGGGCATAGGTAAAGCTGTGGTAAAACTCTATGAAGGTGAAGTTACTGTTGATGGAGTCAAAGACTTTGTTGCTCAAGAGTTTGGAGAAGTTAGTAGTTCTGAACAGCCTAGCAACAACCTTGCTTCTAATGTAGTAGAAGCTCAATCACGTGTAGAGCAGCTCAATAAACTTGGTGTAAATTCAAATCCACAAAACATAGGAGATGAGTTTATGAAATTTGTAACAGATTCCAACACAAAAGTAGGAGATTCTATTAACGCTAAGTTGCGTATGATGGAAACTCTTAAAGAAGACAAGTAATAATTTATAATAGGAGAAGATAACAATGGCAAGTATAAGTGGATTAAGTGCAACAGCACCTATTTATGCCCAACAGATTAATAACTTCACTGGTGAATTGTTTAAAGTCGGTGGTCAAAGAACACCTTTGCTTAGTGCAGTTGGTGGTTTGAATGGCGGTAAAGTATTGAACTCTACATTTTGGCAAGTCCAAGTAGAAGATAATGCAACCGTTTCTTCAGAACCAACTAAGGCACAAGAAGGTAATGCACCAACAGAATATCTTGGAAGAGATAGAGCTGCATACACATATGTAACTCAGATTTTCCACAAGGGTGTACAAATGACATATACCGCTTTGGCATCTACCCAAAACCAAAATCCTTTCGACCTATCAGCAAATGCTGCAAACTTTTCCAATGGAACAGGTGGCAACACAGCTGGTGATAAATTGGCTCTTTTTGGTGGTAGCCCAGTGGCAGACGAATTTGCTTTCCAAATGGAAAAAGCAATGGAAAAAGTAGCAAGAGAAGTTGAGTGGTTTGCATTCAATGGTTCTTTCTCAGATGGTGCAAACACATCACCTGGTTCAGGAACTAGAGAAATGTATGGTCTTGATGTATGGATTACCATAAACAAGAACGCCAACAATGCTGCAGCAGTTAACCCATTAGGTGGTAACTGTTACTACAATGACGTAGACGGTGACGGAACTGGAGCATCACAAGTCATATCCTTTAAAACCATTTCAGGTGCTTTAAAGAGAATGTATGACAACCATGCACCAATGTCGCAGCCAGTACTCTGCGTGAGTCCAAAGCAATTACTAGACCTTAACAATGAACTTGTTAAAGGTACAGTTGACATAGCAGGAACAATTATTCCTAGAGATAGAAATGTTGCTGGTGTCGATATCGATACAATCATTACACCATTTGGTTCAATCGGACTAATGGTTATTGACCCTGATATCATGCCTGCAGGTTCTGCTTTTATCTTGGACTTAGCTTACATTCAAACAGTGTTTACAAATATCCCAGGATATGGAACAATGTTTGTTCGTGACATAGACCAAGATGCCAACGCTAGAATTGGTAAAGCAATTTATATGGAGATGGGATTCGAGTTCGGACCTCCTTCATATCACTGCAAGATTCAGTCAGTAGCATAATTTAATATTGAAGATTAGGGTGGAACTCCACCTCCGCCCTTTTCTTCTGCTATAGTAAGGAAGATATGATAAGTAAATTAGCTTTAATAGATGTTTCAGCAGATAACAATGACAGCTTAGGTGTACAAACAGAGGGAATGCTTCTCTGTGGTGTACAGTTTCCTGCAGCTATGACAGGTTCTGCCATTACATTTGATTTTTCAATGGACAATACTACATGGATGGACGTAAAAGAAACAGATGGTACTGAAGTAAGTTACACTGTTTCAGCAGGAGATGTATTAAGAGTAGACCCTAGTGGCTGGGCTTTTGCTAGCAATGGATACATTAGAGTTACATCTAATGGTACCGAAGCAGCAGATAGAGAAATAGTATTACACTTTAGACACAGTTAGGAGATACTTATGAGTATGCTCTTAATATTAAAAGAGGGAAGAAATCTTAATATAGAAAGTATTCCTGACCAACCATTAGAACCTTCGTTCCCTATTGTTAATCCAAACAATACATCCAATGATGGATGGTTTGCATTAGGTAGCTTTGGTCAAGCAATCTTCGCTACATCATTAATTGAAGAAGGAGCAGCGTAATGAGTCAAAAAATAAGTGACTTAGTAAATAGAGTTTATAGGGAATACTTAGAACCTATGGATGATTTACAATCTTACACTACATTAAAAACTGAAGTTAATGCAACAGCAACTGAAATAGTTTTTGATGGAGATTTGTTAACACAAGAAGAAGAAGATGCAATGGATGCAGGAACTATCATTGAGTGTGAACAAGAATTAATGAGGTGTAAATCTTTAGACACAGTAAACAATACTGTCACTGTTGCTAGAGGAGTATTAGGTACAACAGCAAAAGTACATCTTGTAGATAAAGTAATTAAAATTGCTCCTGTGTTTCCACGTAAGAATGTTTTTGATGCAGTATGTGACCAAATTAAAAATTTGTATCCAACTTTATTTGCAGTAGAAACTAAATCAATAGTAGCTAAGGTAGGTTACGTGCCTCTTAGTGGTTCTACTGATAATCATTTGATAGCACCAATTAAATCTATATCACAAAACACAAACTTTTCTGCAGGCTCAGATGAAACAGGTACAGTATTTGCTGGTGTTTCATGTGAGTTAATAGATTTACCAAATCCTTTTACATACACAGATGATGACGGTGTTTCTCAAACAATTACTTATAGTAACAATGGTCCTGATAATGTTAAAGCAGTTCAGTTTTACAGTGTTGCTTCAGGTCATACTGTATTTGTTACATTTAAAAAGAAGTTTGTAACTCCTACACAAGAAGATGATACTCTATCTACAGTAGGTTTAGAGGACGAGTACGAACCTATTATTATGACAGGAGTAGCAGCTCAACTAATATCAGGTAGAGATATACCAACAGCTACAGCAGACTATATAACAGACCAAATGAGTGTAAATACATTTCCTGTTAACTCTGCATCAACAATAAGAAACTCTTTACTCCAATACCAAACTGCTTTGATAACACAAGCACGAAAGGATTTAAGAGCTAGGTACCCTGAACCAGTAACTATTAATAAGATAGCATACAGTTAATGCCTAGACTTACTACGCAAGCAGAAGAAAATAACCCTAAAAGAAAAGGTTATGACTTTCGTATAGACAATCAATTATATAGAAGTGCTATAGGTAGTGGTAGGGAGATGACTATACAGTCATCAGAAGTCCAGGATGCTGGAGTTAATGTCAGACAAAACCCTGAAGACTTTACATCTAACTTAGGACGTATATATTCTAGGAATGATTTTAGTGGTGGTTCTAACTTAGACTCAGCACATAAGGCTAATGGTAAACCAGATGATGTAAGAAGATTCTGGGATAGCCAAGGTGTAGATGTTTTTAATACAGACTTAGGTAAGGGATATAACGTACAGTTACTACACACTACAGAAAAAGGTCAAGCATTATCTTCTGCTGTAAATCACATGGCAGTAGTAGGCACAAGGATATATGTATCTGATGATGAAACATTATACAAGTCAGATGATGGTGGTAATACATGGGGTACAGTGACTGAAGGTTTAACCGCAGGTTATCAAATAAAAGGTTTAGCTACACATGGTGACTTACTTTATATAACAGCTAACAATGGTTCAGCAGGTGAAATAGAAACACTAACAAGTGGTGGCACCTCTACTCAGAAAATGTCTGCTGCTATTTATGATAAAATATTTTCAGTAAAAGGTCAGTTCTTAGTTACTATAGGGAGTTCAATACATTCTTATGATGGAGCTACAACTGTTGGCTCTGCAATAATAACATTGCCTTCAGGACAAAGCTTTACAGATGTAACAGATGCAGGAGCTGTAGTATTAGCAACTGCTACTGATGGTAGAATCTATTCAATCAAAGATGTTAGTGGAACATTTACTGCTAAGGGTCAGACAGAAATATCAGGAGAGCAACCTACTTGCATAGTAGAGTCACAGGGTATAGTCTTTTATGGAACTAAAGAAGTACAGACAGGTACTAAAGTGATAGGAAGATTATACCGTGCAACTCTAACAGTCGCAGAGGATTTATTTATATTGACACAAAATCAATTAATAAAACAATGGGATGTAGACAGTCAAGATAATTCACCTAACGCTTTGTTTACTACTAGGGATAGTGTTTACATAGGTGTAAAAGAAACAGCTAGTACAAGTTTTCTATGGAGATATTATTTACCTACATCAGGTATAGCTAGGTATTATAAAGCTAGTGCAGGTGGAGCTGTACATAATATAGTAAGTGTTAATGAAAAGTTTTTGTTCACTGTAAGTTCAGATGGTGTATACAAACAAACATCTACATATGAACAAGAAGGTTTTCTTATAGCACCCCCTGCAGATTTCTTCACTGCGGAAAATAAACAGTTTGTAGAAGCAAGTCTTGAGGTGGAAGCGTTATCAGATAGCAATACTGTAGAATTACATTTATCAAATAAGTACGAATCTATTAACGATAGTACTGATAGTACTTGGGATTTAGAAGTTAACGTCTTATCAGGAGTAGGTGAAGAAGCAGTACAGCTACAAAGGGTAGCAAGATATGTTGTAGCAAAAGTTGTTTTAAAATCTCCTAATCAAATTAACTCTCCTAAGTTTAAAGCATTTAAAGTAAGAGCATTAGCAAGACCAGAGCTTATAGTTATACAGATACCAGTAAACATATCTGATAGAGTAGAGAGACCATACAGAAAACCAATCCTTGTTAAGAATTTAGGTGAAACTATTTATCAATCTTTAAAAGAAAAAGAAGGAGCTGCTATAACTTTAGAACTATATGACCCTGCTGAGATAGTTAGAGGTGTTGTAGAAAAGATAAGCTACCCAATACAAAGTAATCCAAATGTTGGCAGCGTCACACAATATGCTATACTAACTGTCAGAGGTACAAGACAAACAACCTTTAGCCAAGTTACATCAGGTAATGTACCTGGAGTAAATGGTTTTGGAATAATGAGATTTGGATAAAAAAATAGTATATAATGGAGAAGAATGACAGCACAAGAATCTAATATAGTAAACGCTTTTGAAACTACATTAGCTGCACAGTTAAGTGCCGGTGGACCAACAGGTACAATGAATTTAGCTGCAGACCCAGGAATTAATAGTCCTGCATATTTTGTAATAGACCCTGATAGTGACAACAGAGAAATAGTTTTTTGGTCAACAGGAGATGACCACGCTGCTGCTACTATTAACAGAGATTTAGATGGTGATAATAGTGGTCCAACACACTCATCAGGTACTAAGGTAAGACTTGCAGTAGTTAAACAACATTTTGAAGATATACATGACAGAGTTAATGACATAGCTCTAACAGGAGATATTACAGGTACATTAGCTTCAGCTACACAAGATGTAGCTACAACAATAGCTGCAGGTGCAGTAGATTTTGCTATGATAAATCCTGCAGATATTATTACACAAACAGAAACAATTACTGGAA